TCATGGAAATTGCAATCATCGCAGATTGGCTTAGTTACATTAGGTTTACTGCAAGATTTACATTTAATTAACTTTATCATCATTTTTCTCCTTTTAATACCCATAGCCACAAGACTTGTTGTAGTTTTTTACAAGCAACTTACAGCCTTGTAATGTTCTGTGTGCGATAACCCTCTTGAGCAACTTTGCTCGCTATCTATGTGGTCAGCAACTTAATCACTATACTTAAAGTATTTTAAGTTACTTATGCTTGTGGCTCTCTATGGGTAATTTTAGGGGGTTCAGGAATCGGTAGTGTAGATTCGTTCATAAAGTCCCCATGCTTTCAGACCATGATGGGGTAGATTCACCAACCTTATGAGGCAAACCCCCTTAATTCTATATATTTTTTATCTCTTCAAGCGTTTTCTTTGCAATGGAATGTGTATCTGAATAATCAGATATGTTGGTTAAACCTTGAATTGCTAAGTCTAACTTTTTCTCCAAGACATCAACTCTTTGCGATAAACGTCTATTTTCATTAGATAGTTCTTCTAACATATTGTTTTTTCTCCATAATTCTAATATGGCTTCTTTTACTTGAGATTCAAGTGTTGGCATCTTCTTTAAACGCTCCCTCCATAATGCTTTTTATATCCTGTGGAGATGCGTGGTCTTCTCTCATACGCATTTCTGCTTCACGCTTTCTTCTCTGGTAACGCTCCTCATCATCTGCGACCCTTTTATTAGATGTGGCAGTAGTAACATTGGTTGGATTTTGCATCGCTCTTGAAAGCCAATTATTGACAAACTTTTTAAAATCTTTTTTAGCATTATTAGGGCTGGATATAAGCCAAGCCTTTGCTTTTGCAAGCTCAGACTTTACATTAATGTTAGGATATGCCTCTTTCCATACATCCATTATAGTAGAGTCAATTGCTTCAAAGAACCTTTCAACCCTTTGGGTATATGGTAATGGCATTTTACCAGATATTTTAACTTGCTCTGGATATAAATATTCAAATACTTTTTTTGCATCTGCCCAACGCTCTTTTCCATTTACTCTAACATACAATTCTACCATTTATTCCCCTTTAGTAAAGTTTACCACAAACTTGCACTTCTTTTTTTTTGTATCTTTTTATTGTAATCATTTAAACACTTTTTACACCAAGTTTTATTATTCTTGCGATAGTCTTCCAGAGGCTTGTCTTTATTGCATTTATTGCAAATCAAGCCTTTTTCTGTAACCCTCTTTTTATAAATCTGTGTAGTTGTAATTGAACGACCACTTTTACCTTTATCTAACATAACACTTCCTTATAAAAAAGGGGCAAATTAATGCCCCAATTTATAATTACCAGATTTAGAATGGTAAGTCGTCATCTACTAATGACTCTTCTACAGGTGTACTTACCTGTCCGTTATTAAAAACAAACTCTTTACCATTACCTACAAAGTTTTTAGGTGTTTTTGCTTCACGCTCCTCTTTGCTTTGAGATTCAAAAACATAGTGAGTGTCACCATATTGGCTTTCACCATCCATATTCTCTGCTATAGTTAGATTTGCATAAGTTCCTTTTTCACCTTTATAGAACTTTGATTTGTCGAGTTTAGTTACATCAACTTTTATATTGATTATTTTACCCATTCTGATATTCCTTTACTTGTCTGTTTAGTTTATTTATGTATTTACTTGCTTCTTCTGAAGTTAGTCCTTCAAAACTTATAGGGCTTTTAGTGTTAGCCTGTAATTCAAGCTGCATTATAAGACTGCGTTGTTTTTCAGAAGAAGGTTTATCTTGCTTCTCTACTGGCTTTTCAAATGCATCTGCTTCAACCTCAGAGTATATCTGATATTCATACGCATTTATAAGTTTTAAGGTTAGCCTATCTTTTAATCGCTTTTCAGCCATAGCATTCATGTAAGGCATCTTACAATTAGTAGGATTGGCTTCACCATTAGACCATTCAGTCCTATCCCCAAGCGTAGCAGAGCCATACAATGTAACATTGGGTGGTATAGTACAACTTAGTTCTGGATTAGGCATATCAAATATAATCCCTTCCTTATAAGCAATACGCTCACAGGCATCATGGGTTAATATCCACATAGACCTGTTCCCACGTTTCATCTCCCAGAAATCATCTTTAGTAAGATTGTATTTCTCTTTTATCTCTTTTAGTCTATCTACATTAGACATTGTAAATCTCCTCTGCTTTACATCCAAGTTCTTTACATAGTTTGGCTATATAAATACCACTTGGTTGTCTATGATTGTTAATCCAGTAAGAAAAAGCAGTATCTGACACCCCTACAAGTTTTGCAAGAAAACTATGTTTTACTCCTTTTTTACCGACTATTTCTTTTAAGTTATTTTCCATAATTACTCCATGTTTTTAGAATGTAGTCTATCGCTTCTGCCCCTATATAGATTAAGCATAAAAATGCAAACCATGATATAAACAGAACTGCTACATAAGCTAATATATTGTTAATCATCTTCATTTTCTGTTGTTAAATTTATAAACACTATTTAAAATTATCAAGCAAAATTATAAGAAGGGGGAAATTTTCCCCCTAATTATAAAAACCTCATTATTTTGTCTTAACATTAAGAACCAGCTGTTCTTCAGGTAATGCCCTATGATTATAAATATCATGTAGCATTTGAATATGACCTATTTGCCTATCTCCAGAGTCATAAATTCTGCCCTTATATCTTTTTACTTGTTTTATCATATGTGCAGTATTATATCCCTTTCTTGCAACGCATTTCGACAAGGCTCTTAAAAAGTTTGTCTTATAGGAAAAATCCATATATTCATTAAGGTCTGTTGCGTGTCTGATTGTTTTATTGCCCAAATCCAGAGTTGTAATTCTCCATTCACCAGATTCAAACATACTTTTTCTTACAGAACACGCTAAATCACAACTATATATTTCATATAATGCAGGTATTGCAAACTCGGTTTCTTCCCATACATCATTTAATTTAATATAGTCTGGTGATTTATGATAAACAACTCCATTGTTTAGATAGTCTTCTGGTTTCCATTTCTTTGGAGTAACATTAAGCCAAATCATCAACTCATTCTCTGTCATGCCTGTTGACTTAATATCCACAATGTTAGCAGTAATAGAAAAATGGTTCTCACGAGCCACTTTTATTCTATGGTTACCATCAATCGCCAAATATTTAGTCCCACTTTTTATCAACGTGGGTGATGTTAACACACCATTTCTTGTCATAGAATCTCTTAAGTCCTTTAATCCAGATGGAACAAATCTTCTGTTCCAATCTGGAGTAATTATATTTGAATAGTCATGGATGACCATAATGCTTTTAACATGATTGTTATCACAGGGTGTTTTTAACTTTATTATCTCGTTTTTCATTCGTACTCCTTTTTTGTGTAATATTTGTTCAGACAATCCAAACAAACTTCTATTGTACCTCGTTTCATTCGAGGATATTTAACTTCATAGTGACTCTCATTATCGCAATCATTACATTGTCCATATTGCCAAGTCCAGAGAATCCTAATTTTGATTTTTAGTGGCTCATACATTTATATTAAGTCATTACTTCTTCTGTATGGATCAGAGTGTTCCATGTCTAAATATATCTCATTTAATATAAATCGACGTTCTCTCTCTGTTCCAGACTCCAAATCTTTATACAGACCTTCAGCATCTTCATCATAGTAAGTGCAGTATCTATATTCATTATAATATATAGTAATCTCTTTTTTACTATCATTGTATTCCCAATATGGATAATTCATTTTATTTCTCCTTTTTTATAATTTCTGTAATATCAGGTATATCTTCAAAATCCGAATAATCTAATTCTGCTTCATCTATGGCACAATCTGATGCCTTATAAAAGCTTTTAAATCCACCCACTTTATACCCATCTGGTATTTGTTCTTTAAATGTTTTATTTTTTATTTTTATATTATTGTGAACAAGTTCTGAATTTACACCCTCTTCTGAATTATTTAGGCACTTTTGGCATATATTCTTTTTTACATGTGTAGACTTACTTCCAACGCTTTGTTTATATGATGGAAACTCATTATCATTTTTATTTTCTTTGCAAGAGCGACATGTCTTCATTTTACTTTACCTTTCATAAGCGTGTAATTAGGGTTTAATCTTAAATATAATCTGTCAATTATAATTCCTACCAACATAAATAAAAACGTGGCTAAAAATGGATTTAAAACGATGAAACTATTAAGCCAAGTTATAATGTCGTATATAATCATTTGCTTTCCTTTGGGAATAGGTCATTAACTATATCGTCAATTTGTTTTATTGGATCATCATTATCCCAGACATCCATAATAGATTCACCAGTAGAATCATCTATGTAAAATGTCTTATTGTTAATCTCTATATAAACACAATCCTTAGTTCTAATATCTATTTTCATGCTATTCTTCTCCTAATGTAAAGCCTAAATGCTTTATTGCTTGTTCAACTTCTTCTGGTAGTTCGTACACACCATTATAATCCACGAGTTCCCAATCATAAAACCATATCCCTCCACCTTCACCATAATCATCATGCTCAAAGTATCCTCTATGCTTTTTATCGCCATCTTCACATATATACGTAACCCACTTACCTATTCTATGAATGCTGTCATATTCATTCATTTATCTTCTCCTGTTAGTGCCTGTTGGAACATCTCTAAACATTCTATCCAACCTTCGTGCCTACCCTCATCAATATCATCTCCTGTGCAGTAGGTATCGTCTTGTTGAATATTTTTTTGTTCTATCAAAAGGTCGTGTACTTGCATCATTAATTTGTTGCGTACATCTGATACACCATCTGCATAGCCTTGTTTATAATCAGCATTCATTTTATAATTCCTCCTTTATTGTATTTACGTCATCCATTAGGCTTTGAGTAGTGGACATAACCTCATCCAATATTGTAGCCTGTGCTTTTTGTTCTTTTTGTAACTCTCGCAAGAGTTCTTCATTTTGTGTTAATATGTTTAGTATTACGTTATCCATTATTTACTCCAATTATAAGATTTACGATTTGACTTTAATTCCAGAACAGAATTGCAGTTTATAGTACGGAATCCGTTGTTCATCTCGAATACAACCATGTTACCTACAGATGATGGGTTATACTTTAATCCCTTACCCTTAACACCTTTAGATACGCCTTTACGAAATACCATCTTACGTACTGAACCATCTTTTTTTACAAACCTAACAGAACATATACGACCTCTGGATTGGTTTATAACGTCTATTACTTTTTCTACTTTATTCATTACACTAACTCCTTTTATGTATATTTCTTCTAACACTTGTTATCCTTTTTATTGCGGACAGAGGGGGAGTTGAACCCCCAATTCTTAAACCATTTTTCCCATTATAAAGAGGGGAAGCAAGGCTCTATTTTTACGCCTCCTCTTGAAAGTGAGTGTTCTTATGAGTACTTTATCAAGTCATCACATTGCCATAGATTTACTTTTCACCTTGCATCTGCCCAAATTTTCAAAAATCATATACCAATCATTTCAATTGATGTGATAACTTATTAACTATTGTTTACCTAAGTCAAGTATTATTTTCACTTTTGTTAAAGTTTTTTTAATCTATAGAGGAGAGAAATATATTTCTTGGTGGTTAATTTTAATCTGGTGTATATTTTCAACCCTTATTCGTTTGGGTACTACGCTTTTGGGGATAAGGGATAATAAAATAGGCTACCAAAAGACGATACAAAGCCTATGACCTATACCGAAGGGAGTAACGGGTGTATAGCCAGAATTACTTGGTAATGAACTCTCCGACTATAGATTGTAATTAATACTATAGTTATCCTAAAGCCATCAATTCAACGATGAGGGTAAAGATTGAGGTGTTCCCGTCTTTTGTAGACGTAGGGATACCTCTATCCTTTTCACCATAATTAACTCAAAGGGTAAAGTGTTTTTAAAAGTATAAAGGGAAATTATAATTCAAAATTATAAGTAAAAAATATAATTATAAAAACATGTTCAAAATTATAGGCATAAATTATAATTTTAAGAAGTTCCAGAAAAATAGCCTCACTTTTCGGTGAAAACCGACTGAAAAATTCCAGATAAAAAACACGTCAAAAAACACTTAGTTGTATTATGCAACTATAGGTATTGAAATCATGTGATGTAATTGTAACTATTTTGTGATTTACATTGTATAAAATACCCTTTAAATCTGTAAAAATAGCCTAAATTTACATTAATTTACAAGTTAACACCACCACCACCAGAAAAACAAATTATTTAATTTATTTAAACATTGTTTATCTTTTATCTTGTTTTATATTTGTTAATATGTTTATTTTTTGTTATTGATTTAATTAACAATAATTTAACAGAGGATAAAATGAGATACAATCAACTACTTTCAATCAATGCAGACACAAAAACAAGTAAGGGTAAAAAATACGGATATCTAACGGGGATCTTATATTTAGCCCCTCACAAAATATCTGGTCGTAATTTTTGTCCCAATGCTTCAAAAGGATGTGCGGAAGCATGTTTATATAGTGCGGGGCGGGGAAAATTTACCAATGTACAACAAGCACGGATTAACAAATCACGTTATTTTATAGAGCATAAACAGGAATTTATGGCTAATTTAATCAATTCAATTGAAAAGTTAATAAGAAAAGCGGATCGAGAAAATTTAATTCCTGTAGTACGTTTAAATGGTACATCCGATATAGCATGGGAAAATATCAAGATTAATAATTATGGCTATAATCAAAGCATATTTGAACTATTTCCAGCCGTTCAATTTTATGACTATACAAAGAGTTATAAAAGGATGATAAATACAGATATTAAAAACTATCATTTAACTTTCAGCCGTTCCGAATCTAATGATTATGAGATAAGGATTTTAAATCATTATGAGCCTAATGTTAATATTGCAATTGTATTTGATAAATTGCCGTCTACTTATTTAGGACGTAAAGTAATAAACGGGGATTTATCCGACCTACGTTCTAAGGATGATAAAAATGTTATTGTGGGATTAATTGCTAAGGGTGACGCTAAAAAAGATTTTAGTAACTTTGTAGTAAGGGGCGTTTAATATGGATCTATTTATTCATAATATATTTGTTTTAATTTGTGCTATTGTGGCTGTAATACCATTAACAATAGAGTTAATACTTAATAATAAAAAAGGCGGTACAGATTAACCTATAATAAAACATACATAACAGAACACCATAAAAGAAGAGTCTATTTATTTAGGCTCTTTTTTTATATCCAATACAATACCACCACAATAAAACAATCTAATTAAATAAGACTATTTTAAAACGTTTTAAACGTATTGTATTATCCAATGTAACTAATGTTATTTAATGTTATTTAGAAATATATATAAAAAGTTTAAATATAGGGCTAATGCGCCCCTTATAATCTTCAAAACATCTACTAAATTAGATATATTCTGTAAGGCTCACAGATAGCCCTTAAAAGGCGTAAAAATCATCAGGGTATACCATAACACCAGAGAACAAAAGATAACGCCTAATTTAGCCATTTAAAGCGTTCGTTTATTTAATCAATTCAAATATATATAAATTTCATGTGACGTACTGGAGCAATTTTTGTGATGTGGTCAACCAGTTTACCCCTAAATTTTACCCTAATTATTAGGCAATTTTTATGCACGTTTTGAACGATATTTCAGACCCCCCATTAGGGGGATAAAGGCGTTTTGGTGTCGTGGGCTACTGTTCCTCAAAAAATGTAAAACTTAACTACCAAGAAAAAAATCAAAAGAACTACGAAGTTATCTACCATAGTAGTTAAATTACAGATATGGTAGTTAGGAGTTATTATGACTAAATTAATAGAGAACCCACGTAAGGCACATGCTGCTGAGATATATGCATTGAATCCTGATATTACTGCACAAGAAGTAGCAGACCAATTACAGATGAATGTACGTACTGTGGTGAGTTGGAAGAAAGACCCTAATTTTATAGATGCTATATATGAGAGGTATATGGTTGAGTTTGGTGGGGAACTTCCTGCTGTGCTTAATGCTATGGTAAGAGAAGCTAAGTCTGGTAATGTACAGGCAGGTAGATTGGTATTAGAGCATAGTGGTAAATTAGTTAAGAATGTTAATGTAACTGTAGATTCGCCTTTTGAAAAATTTATGAAGAAGATAGAGGTTGCTGATGTTGTTGATGGTGAGATTGAAGATGTGGTAGTTAATGAAATCATAAATGAGATTCCAGAAGAAATGGTAGATATAACTACCTTACCTGAACGTAATACTGAAAGTCAGAAGATGCGTGTTACTAATGAAAAGCGTAAGGTTAAGAAGGCTGTTAAATCAGAAAAGGAAAAGGTTAAATACTTAAATCAGCGTAAGAAGTGGTATAAATGGAAGAAACGTGCTGAAGCTGTGGGAGTAGAACCATTATCTGCTAAACGCCCTACTAAAGGGCAACGTGTAGCATGGCAAGAAGAAATAGTTAGGAGAGAGAATGAAGAGAAAGACTCGTAAGGAATTAGAAGTAGAAATACAGGAGCTTAGAGTACAGTTAGCTTCTTATAATACTTTGTTTAGTCTATATGTAGGGTATAAAGGTGATTCGGCTGAATTTCAAGCGTATCTAAAGGATAAAATAGGCAAGGCTAATGGTTAAGTGTTATAATTGTGGTACAGAAATGATTTGGGGCAATGATTTTGACTTTGAGGACTTCGATTATGAAGGTGAAGGTGTAGTTTCCTGTTTTACTTGCCCTAAATGTGATACCTACGCTGAATTTGTAGTGCCTATGAAATCCCCATAAGCTGTATGTCTTCTTCATCTAAGTATTCACACATACTTCTGTAAACTTCTTCTGTTATCTGTATATCGCCATCCATGCCTTCAAAGGATGTTTCTACTATAGGCTCTACATTTAATTGTATATTGTCTAATTGGGATTGCATTGAGGAGAGTTTGTGAGTTAATTCTACCTGTTGAGTGAATATCAAGGTTAATACATCTCTAATTGCCTGTATTTCCCTAAAAAGCTTAAATATCTTCATGCTACCTCCTATAAAGCTTCATCTATTGCTTTTAAAAGCTCTTCTGTTAGCTTGTCTTGTTCTTCTTTGTCTATCTTAATAAATTCTCTTTGAGTATTCTTCCCAAACCCATCATTGTGCATTTTACCATAGTCAAGCATATGCAGACCTTTTGAGTTGCCTTTTATGCTTTTATATAAATCTCTTGTTTTGTAAAGTGGTTTTCTGCCATATTTAGCAAATTCGCCTTTACTCCTTGATTTCTTTGTAAGAGGTGGCAATACTTTACCTTTTTTAAGCATTTCTCTTGCAGTTTTAGCAGCAGCTTTGTAAACACCAGTATCCATCTTCTTTTTTAACTTTTTATACTTTTTTAGAAGATTAGGGAAACTGAAGTTAGTTTCTATTACTACCTTCATTCTTTTTCACCACTCATAGCTTGTAGATGTGGGTCTTCCATAGCTTTTCTGTTAGATGCTATTATGGATTCGGCTTCTTCTCGTGTTAAATCGCCATTATACTTCATTAATAACCCTTCTTCATCAACCATATGATGTCTAAGCATATGCTCATCCATTAATATCTGGTCTTGAACTGTTTTTGGGTATTCTGGCTCATTAAAATCAATTTTTAACTCTTCTGGAAGAGAAATATTGTTGTATTGTGCAATCTTTTTCTCAATATCATATAAATCATGCTCATACATACGATATAAGTCTAAATCATCCTGATAATCTTCAAATCTTTCTAAATCTTTGATTTTAAGTGCAATCCCTGATGGAGTTTCTCCACCATCTTGAGCAAATTGCACATATAGATGATTATTCTGGGCAACTAAGTCTAATTGAAACTTAACTGACTCAATTACTGCCTGAATATCCCCTTCAGGAGCAGCAATACCAAAAGTAGAGCCTTCAGGCAAGTCAAGTATTGTATCGCTCCCTGCTCTTTCTAACTTTTTATCTCCATACATCCCTGTAATGAATGGCTGACCAAACATCTGGAATCGTAAACCTAATTGAAGCTCTGTCATTGTAATATTTACCTGCTCATTACAGCTAACAATGTCATTTGCACCCTCTACAAAGAAAGAATCAACCTGCTCTTCTCTGTGAGAGAATAAAAATGGAATAACTCCATATCCATGCTCATATTCTTGCATTATATTCCCATCTTCATCGTAATGAATGTATCTTTTATCATCCCAATACGCATATTGAAGTTTTTCTGCACTTGAAATATCATCTACATTCATTAAAATAGGATATGTAATCGCTACAGGGGTGAAGGGGTTCTCGTGAAGATGCACATCGAAGTAATACACAGGTCTGTAATCAAAACACGGGTTTGGGAGGTCATCACGATAAATAACCTGCGTAGCAACCGACCCTACAAGACGAGTCATTCTCTCTATATGCTTCATTCGTGTATCTTTTTTGCGAGTCAAGGAGGAGTACGAATCACTCACATTACGAGAAGCCCCTACAGTATAAATTCTTGACATTTTGTTGATAAACCTTCGAGTAAAGTTTGCATTATACAAGGGAATTTCTCTAAAAGCATCAGCAGAAAAGTAATCATCAATATATTTTTCTGTTTCTGTACCTGTATAGTAATCAAGCAACTTGCGAATCTCATTTCGCCTTTCTCTTGCTATGTTTAGCTTATAATCCTTAATTGAATCTTGTATGATGTCTATTGGATTCATCATCGTGAAATTACTCCTAATTCTCGTTGTCTAATTGGAAATCTATTTAAAAAGAAATACCTAAAAGCATCCATCGAATGGTCATGCCTTCCATCTTTTACAGGGTCAGGTTTTAAATCTTTACCTTCTCCTGATTCAGGGTATCTGTAGTTTTCTAAGTCTTCTGCAAGACCCATACACTTTTTATCTAAATGTATAAACCTTTGCCCTTGTGCATTTTCCATAAAGCCTCTAACATGAGTTATGCCTGACGCTATGTTTCGTGAAACTTTATCTCTTATGCTTTTTACGTGTATACCATTACGCCTAAAAATCTCAATATCGCCTAATCCTGATTGCCCTTGTGCTTGCATACCTGCAGGGTCGCCATAATACTCTCTAACAACATACCTTTTTGCTTTTATCATTTCAGCAAATTCATCAGTTTTGATGTTTTGTTTATGTACAATTTCATCTATTACATTTATATGCCATAAACCACCTACCATATGGATTTGAAACCATAAAGCTGCAGGCATCCTGTATCCAAAATCTATTGAGCAAAAAGTTGGATGATTCGGGTTATAGGGAAATTCACCCATGTCAAGATTCCTATCAAAAGGATAAACTCTACCTTCAAACGAAGTAAACATCGCACCATATTCCTGCTCATACAACTCCTTAGACATATTTCTTTTACGCTCAATTAAAAAAGAATCTTGCTTTCCATCAGGAAAAACTACATTGTTATCCCATGTTGGAGCTTGATGGGATTCCGATAAATCATCTGCTTTCCCAAGTAGGAACAAGTCGTAAATCCAATTAAAGCCTTCAGGCGTTGTTATAAATATACCTTTA